ATCTGTGTCTTCAAATCCTTCTAGGTCCAGTATCGTGTGGACCTCGTAAACCGTGTGGTTTCTATCCTCAGAAAAAGATGGGCTAACACCTTCTATCTTATCTACTTGCTCTTCAACATCAGATATTTCTGTATTGTAAGTCGCATCCTTGATTTCTACGTTTGCGTAAAAACCGGACAACTGTTGTTTCTTGATTTCGTTGCGAGACATGCTGATTGAATGGGTAACTCGTTCAGCGCTAGATAAGTCGCTGGCTTCATACGGGACAATCAGATCTTCTGGTGTGATGAACTTAGAAACCGCCCGATTCAACACGTTGTCAAAGTAAACCTTTTTGAAGGCAGATCCAGCTAATGGCAGGTAAAACAACAGCATGTCCAGCTCAGGATCGTAATCCTTCATCACGTTCATGATGTAAAAATTCATAAACTCTTGGACTCTGTCAGCTTGAGTTTCGACCTCTGCTGTACGTTGCCCAATGATCTGGGTCTTTACCGGTCCTTTCGCGGGCAGCATTTCTTTGTAAGCTTGAGCTTGAAACTGCGTGGTCGCTTCCGCCAAAATCGGATGAATTACCCCAGAGCTTCCCTCAAACGGTTGAGATCTGGATTCATCGAATTTCATACCTAAATACTTGAGGCCATCTGTGTAGGTCTTTTCCCACTCACTTCGACTTTCTTTGTCTTTTTCGATAGAGCCAAGAATGTCCGTGGACATAATTGATAGAGTTGTGTCGTCTATGTAATCAACCAAGTTTGCATCGAAATCACCAACGTCCATAGCTGGTTCGACTTGATCCATTTCGTCATCAATCAACAACTCGGTTTGTGTAACAAGAACTTCATCCGCTTGATCTAAAAGGTCTTGTCTGTCTGGATCGACAGAAACGCTCATCTCCGATCCTGACAATTTAACGTCAGGGTCGCCGTAAGTTCCTGCCAACTGATCTCTTCTTTCGATAGCCATAGCCAGAGTCTATCCTGTTTTATTTAATAATACACCACACGCTTTTTTGGTAGGAGACTTATTTCGTCATTGTAATCTTCGTTCAAAGACAGAAAGCCGCCTTGCCTAAACCGCATCAACGCCATGGTCATTGAGTCAACAAAGTCATCGTTGTCGCCATAAGGAAAAGACGCGCATTCTTCAATTACTTCTTCCGCAAATGTTTCGTCTTCTGGCGCCCACACCATACCGCTTTCAAAGATAGGAGCAACGCTGTTCATCCGCGCAATCTTGTCTTGTCCTCGCGAGGGGGTGTAAGCGGTTACCGGTATTCCCATTCTACGAAGCTCATGGGTCAAGGGAGTCCCTGTAGCTTTAGCCTCGATCAGCACACAATCCGGCTCCCAGTATTTGTATTCGTCAAACGCAATCTTCTTCAGCTCAGGGAAATCCACACGCATGCGTTTTGCGTCTAACAAAATTATTTGATCTGGTTCGCCATCCTGCGGGCAGAAGATAGCCCAAGTTGTAATAGCAGAATAGTCGGCAGTTTCTTTTTTGCTAAACGCTGTGTCGTAGCTTTGTATGATGTAAGAATAACCCGGAACATCGCCCTCCCATTTTCTCCACCACTCACGCTTGACTATCGATCCTTCTTCCGCCGTGGGATTTTGCAACCATTGTGAATTCCACTTGCCGATCGGCAGCGATGCTTTTACCGACAAAAGCTCTTCTTTACGCCAGAACTCAGGCCAGAGCGGAGTTTCGCTCTCAGGCATGATTGCAGGGAACTCGACTACCTCCCACTGATCGGCATGGTCGTCGCCTTGCTTTTTCAATACTTTTCCAACCAGATCTTTTGTGGACCACCTCGTCATTACGATTATGATGATGCCTCCCGGCTGTAAACGCTGACGAGGACCGGAGGTGTACCATTCGTATGCCGACTCCATTGCAGTCGGGGACAAAGCGTCTTGCTCAGAGTGCGGGTCGTCAATAATCAAAAGGTCCGCACCTCGACCAGTGATAGCGCCGCCAACACCCGCCGCGAAAAACTCTCCGTCCTGATTGCTGGTCCACCGGCCAGCAGACTTGTTATCTGCTTCCAGCTTTATTTCTGGGAAAATGTGTCGATAGTCTTGGCTATCAATTATGTTCCTTACTTTACGTCCAAACCTAACCGCAAGCTCAGCGGTGTGGGTAGTCTGTATTATTTTTAGATTACCACGCAGCCCCATCATCCATGACGGGAAGTAAGTGCTTGCAAACTCAGACTTCGAGTGTCGAGGAGGCAAACAGACAATAAGTCTTTTCAGCTTGCCTTCCGCAATCTTGTTAAACTTCTCGCCAATAATTTTGTGGTGTCGACCTTCTATAAAGTCCGGCCAAAGATGTTTGACATAGCTTATAAAATCTGTTCGACACGCATCCTGCTTTTCGAGCTGGTCGTATCGGTTCAGCAAGGCAAGAGCCTCCGACTGATCTTGCCGAGACAAGATGTCAAAGTCTTTTATGCTAAGCTCACTCAATGGTCGGAACCGGTGCTACCGAGGCAGTGGGGTTCGGAACACCGGTCCCTAGGCGACCTAGGTGAAAGTCGCCTAGCGGCATTATACACCTTCCCACGGTTCTCCTTTAAACAATAATGACTCGGCTTCTCTACGTCTGATTAAACCGTCTAGCACTTCACCGCCAGCACGATTCCATCTTTTCATTTGTCTAGGCACTTCTTCAAAATTTCCAGAGTTTAATTCTTTGAGCATAGTTGACTCTTTCAAATTAGCTGGACCAAGGTTGTACGTCCAAGCAACAAGAGCATCGAACTCATTTTGTTGAAGCTCTGATTCAACATAGTTTTTGACGTAGTCTTCAAATTCAACCAAATCGTCAGCCAACATGGTTTCTGCTTCTTCTAACGTGCAGGTATCGCCATCAGAAACGCCAGCGGTGTGGCCGTAACCAATAGTGGGTACGTCCGCTGAGCATCTGTACGCAGTCAATTCGCATCCCTCAAAAGACTTAATCAGAGAAATTCCTTCCTGTGATGTTTTTAAATCGTCATTCATCTTTTACACCCTCTTGTTCTTCATCCGACTCTCGATAGTACTTTACTATGCTGAGTACCTGTCTTAAATATCTTTTGACGTCAGCCATGTTTGTTGAAAGATTTTCGTAGCCTTTCGTCGTCAAGGCATACCAGACGTTCGTGGGAGCGTTGCCCTCGTTTAAGTCATCCAAATACTCTTGCATAATTTGAGGGTTTAGTACGGTCCACTCCACCAGTACTGGATCAATCTGGTTCGGGAGCGGAGGATGATATTTAGGCGCCTTCTGGACAACCGTAACCACCTCGACAGGCGTGACCTCCGGTATTTCCCGGCTTGACCCGAAGATGGAGCAGCCACTAGCTAGTAACAGGATCAGGAACAAAAACGTCCTGATCAAACTGGTTTTCATCGGTAATCTGTTTAAGATCATTCAACACTGCCTTCGTACCGCGATTAATAATATTTTGTATCAATTGAGGCTTCCTGATGGACAGCACATCTAACGAGTGCCGTGACCACTTTTTTCTAATATCAGTGACCTCGTTCTGCGCTGCCATGTTTTCCTTTTGTAAGCGCTCAACCTTAGCAATCATCAATTCTTGATTTTCTATGGTCTGTTTCAGATTTTGATTTTGCTCTTCAATTGTGGTTTCTAGAGTTTTTTGATTCTGTATCGATTGCTCTAGCCTTATTTGAAACGAGTCCAACTCAGCTTGAGATTTGTCGTAGTACAGTTTGAAAGCACCAGATACAAGCACCAAAGCAACGCCTAAACCAACGCTTAACTTAAATCCCACTTATGACCCTTTCTTCCATTTCTTGGAGGGTGATTTAGTTTTGCTAGGTGACCATTTGACACGGTTTGCCCAGTAAGCTGCTGAAAGCTTGCCCTTTTTTATATTTTTTGCGTGGCGAGATTTGAACGCTTTCCTTTGACCTACAGTCTGATTGGTTTTGACACCCTGCTGACCAAAGCGGATTGTTTTAACCTTGTCGCCTTCCTTCGCTACGACTATATGAGACTTCTTAGGATGATTAGGGGTTCGCTTGGGTTTATTAAATCCAGTAACCCCTGCTCTAGCCAATCTTGGATCTTTTTTGGGCGGCATTATCTTTTCTTCCCTTTGTGCAAACCATGCTTAGCATGCTGTTTCCCTTTTGCCGTTGCAGCTCTCTTCTTTTTGTTAGCTGCCGCAAGCTTTTTTCTGCCTTTCGGGGTCGACTTTAATTTTTTTATGGTGGCAGAAGGCGCATACACTTCTCCGGTCTCAGAAGACTTTTTACCGCTTGGAGTACGCCATTTCTGCTTGGTCCATTTCTTCAAAGATTTTTGAGACTTCTTCAAAGCCATTAGCTTTTGTATCCTCCGCCTTTAGCTTTGTATTGCTTTGCT